TACTCTTTACATGGAGAGCAGTTGCAAAGATGAAGAATTCAACCAACACTAATCTACTCATTCTTGATGAGATATTTGATAGTTCGTTGGATGGAACAGGGACAGATGACTTCCTAAAAATTCTGAATACATTTCATGACCAGAATGTGTTTGTCATCTCACACAAACAAGATATTTTGTTTGATAAGTTCAGAAGTATTATTAAATTTGAAAAGGTCAACAATTTTTCAAGGATTGCATCATGATATACAAACTACTAGAGGCCGGTAGTCCCTCTCTAAACGTAAAACTACCAGACATTACATTTGAAGAACTTAAAGAAAAACACGACTTGACACCACAAGAATTCTTTGATAATATGAAAGGAACTATGGCCGCAATGCGTGGTATTGGACTTTCTGCAAATCAGTGTGGATTGTCTGTTCGTGCATTTGTAATGTATACAGACCTACAAAATAATACTATTGAAGTATTCTTTAATCCCAAAGTCATATGGGAGTCAGAAGATAGTGAATATTTCAGTGAAGGTTGTCTAACTTTCCCATTCCTATTCTTAAACCTAAAACGCCCTAAAACCATTGAGTTTGAATATATGGATATCAATGGTGAACAAAAGAAGGGTAAATTCACAGGATTGACTGCTCGTATCTTCCAACATGAATATGACCATATGGAAGGACGCAACTTCACAATGCTCGCCTCTAGGTTGAAATTAGAGATGGCACAGAAAAAAGCAGCAAAAAAACTCAAAAAATTAGTAAAAACCGCTTGACAAACCTGTTCTCATAACATATAATGTATATGTAAGTTGAGAAAAGGAAGTTGAGATGATTGATCCAAAATTCAAGAAACATATGGAAGATATGTGGTCTGCAACAGAAATCAATGGTGTGAAGGTTAAAGAACGCATCCTTGGTTTTGGTTCACTACCAGATATCAAATTTATTATGGAAGATGGTTCTTTCTTGTCTGCAAAGGAACTTTTTAATGCAGGCCGGTGATTGGATAACCTTGAAGGGTAAGACTCGACATGGTAAGAATCGCATTAATCAGCATGGTGAAAACTGGATGATTCGTGCGGTTTCTGTATTCCAAGGACAACCCGCTCTCATGTTACGTTCTGAGAACAGAACAGATAAAGGTGGATTTGACGGACGTTGGGTTCACATAAAAGATGATAAAAATTTTGAAATTGTTTCAAAAACATCTTGACATTGTTCTCAAAACAAGGTATTATGTATATACAAACTGAAAAAAACGGAGAATTATATTATGGCACACGAACTTGAAATCGTAAATGGACAGGCCCAGATGGCCTATGTTGGTGAACTTCCTTGGCATGGACTTGGAACTAAAGTCCCTGCTGACTTGACCCCAGACCAGTTTATGGTAACTGCTGGACTTGATTGGAAAGTCACTAAAGAGAAACTTGTAACACCACAAGGTGTTATCGTTCCTAACAAAGAGGCGTTGGTTCGCACATCAGACAATAGTGTTTTAGACGTTGTTGGAACTGGTTGGAATCCAGTGCAAAACTCAGAGGCATTTGAGTTCTTCAACGACTATGTTGTTGCTGGTGACATGGAGATGCACACCGCTGGTTCATTGAAAAATGGACAGATGGTTTGGGCTCTTGCAAAAACCAAAGAGTCTTTTGAGTTGTTCAATGGTGATCAAACAGATAACTACTTTCTGTTTACTAACCCTCACCAGTTTGGTAAATCTATCAACATTCGTATGACACCAATTCGTGTCGTATGTAACAACACTCTCACACTTTCTTTGTCAAAAGAATCTGACAAGATGGTTACTGTAAATCACCGTAAGGCATTCGACCCAGACATGGTGAAAGAACAGATGGGTATTGCTCGTGAGAAGATGGAACAATACAAATCAATGGCAGAATTCCTTGGTGGAAAACGATATACTGCCGATAACGTAATCCAATACTTCAATGAGGTATTCGGTGCGCCTGCGAAAGAAAAGGTTGACAATGTTATTCCTTTCACTTCTCGTAACGCAAAGATTGCCTACGAAAACTTGGATACACAACCTGGCGCTAACTTTGCTCAAGGTTCATGGTGGACTGCATTTAACTCAGTCACACACATGACTGACCACTTGCAAGGTCGTGAGAACGACTCTCGCTTGCAGTCTGCATGGTATGGACGTAACCGTAAGGTGAAGTTGAATGCACTTGATAAGGCACTTGAATACGCCGAGGCTGCATAAAAAAAAGTTGCAAAAGGGGTTGACATTTATCCCCTTTTGCGTTATATATAATAAGGGTGCAGTTCGTAAGACGCCCTGTTGACACAAAATATATGCTTACTCTGTGTCACAAAATACGGTTTTGGTAGTTTCCGCCCAAAAAACTACCACTTTATAAATAAACGTGATACGCCTAATGGGTATCACACTGTAACTTGCTTAAAAAGGAGAAACAAAATGGTAAATACAGCTCTTACAGACCCTTTCGACAGGGTTAAAACCTACTCTATCGGATTCGATAGAATGTTTGACAGACTACTTGATGATAGTCTTGTTACAACAACAAACTACCCCCCATACAATATCGTTAAAGTTGATGACGAGCATTATGCAATTCAGATTGCAGTTGCTGGTTTCAGTAAAGATGATATTGAAATCGAAACAAAAGAAAACACTCTTGTTGTGAAAACAAAAGAGAAAGAGGGAGAACTGGTAGACGATACGACTTATCTACATAAAGGTATTTCAAATCGTGCATTTACACGTTCTTTCACTATTGCTGACGATGTGGTAGTTAAGGGTGCGACCTATGAGAATGGGTTGTTAAATGTTGAACTTGAGAGAATTATCCCAGAAGAGAAGAAACCTCGTCTGATTAAAATCAAGTAAAACAATAAATGTAAGAGGGGAAAAATGTATTGACATCTTCCCCTCTTTATGATATGATATGCAATATCACATAATGTGATACTTTAAATAATGGAGATAAAATGGCTAGAAAAGCACAAACTAAAAAAGCAAAAGTTCTAAAACTTCTTTCAAGTGGTAAAAATATTACTTGGAAAACTCTAAGAACTAAATTTGATTTGACTTCCCCAAGAGCAATGATTGATACACTTAGAAATGAGGGTAATTGCATTTACACTAATACTGTAGATGGAACTACTGCTTATCGTCTAGGTGAACCATCAAAGGCGATTATCGCTGCTGGACTAAAGGCGTTTGAGGGTGATTACTCATACGAGTCTCGTTACTCTAACTAAGTCTCTACTTTGGATGGGGGGTTATCCCCCCATCATTACTATAGGATGTAAATTGTGAAAAAGATTGACTACAAATATTCAGAGGATAGAATCCTCAAAGAGTTGCAAGAGTATATTGATAAAACTTACTCTGCACATTATTCCCACAACAGATTTCAAGCAACAGAATTTATCATGGACTCGGGCCATGGAGAAGGTTTTTGTATCGGTAATATTTTAAAGTATTCCCAAAGATACGGAAAAAAGGATGGCAAGAACAGAAATGACTTGCTAAAGGTGATCCATTATGGTATAATGGCTCTACATAATCATGACACAACGGAGAATAATTGATGAAACTTAGTAATGAAACCAGAGAAGTTCTAAAGAACTTTTCTACCATTAACCAGAATCTACTGGTAAAAAATGGGAATGTGATAAACACAATGTCTGCAATGAAGAACATTGTATCGAAAGCAACTATTCCAGATACGTTCAACACAGAATTCGCAATCTATGATTTGAATGAGTTCCTATCTGCACTATCTCTTTTCAAAGATCCAACTTTGGATTTTACTGATAAAGAGGTAAAACTAAAAGAAGAAGGTGGTGGTAGTTCATTGAACTATTTCTTCAGTGACCCATCTATTGTCACTGCTCCTAAAACTGAAATCACTATGCCTTCAGTTGATGTGGAGTTTACTTTCACACAGGATACTTTCAATCAAATCTTGAAGGCGTCTGCTGTCCTTGGTGTGCCTGATGTAGTTCTTAAAGGAACTGCTGGGGGAACAATCGACCTTACTGTTACTGACAGAAAGAACGATACATCCAATGACTTCAGTATCACAGTTGGTGAAAACTCACCATCTGATTTCACATACTTCTTTAAGGTTGAAAACCTAAAACTTCTTTCTGGTGACTACAAGGTAGAAGTATCCTCAAAAGGTATCTCGCATTTTACTAATGTGAATAAACCAGTTGAATACTTTATTGCACTTGAAGCCGCATAATGTATCATAAACTAGTCATTAAACTACTTAATGACTTATATGTGAAACATTTTTGACAAGGAGATATATTATGAATGATGTGATGCTTTGGGTGGAGAAATATCGTCCATCCAAAATCAGTGAGTGTATTCTTACTGATGATTTAAAAAAGACTTTCCAGACCTTTGTAGATGAAGGACATATCCCAAATCTTCTACTATCGGGTGGGCCTGGCGTAGGTAAAACCACAGTTGCAAAAGCAATGCTTGAGGAACTTGGTGCTACTTATATGATGATTAACGGTTCAGAGGAATCGGGAATTGACGTTCTGCGAAACAAGATTAAGAACTTTGCGTCTACTGTCTCTATGGATGGTAATCGTAAGTTTGTGATTCTTGATGAGGCAGACTATCTGAATCCTCAATCCACACAACCCGCTTTGCGTGGATTTATTGAAGAGTTCCATAAGAACTGTGGTTTTATTTTAACCTGTAACTTCAAGAACCGTATCATCGACCCTTTGCACAGTCGATGCTCTGTAATAGAGTTTCGTATTCCATCCTCTGAAAAACCATCACTTGCCGGACAATTTTATAAAAGAGTTCAAGATATCTTGAAATCTGAAGGGGTTCAGTTTGAACCTAAGGCTGTTGCTGGTGTTGTTGAGAAACACTTCCCAGATTGGAGAAGGGTTCTTAATGAACTTCAGAGGTATTCTGCTTCTGGTATGATTGACAGTGGAGTTCTTGTCAACATCTCAGAAACGAATATGAAGGACTTGGTTACTTTCCTCAAAGAGAAAGACTTCAAGTCTATTCGTAAGTGGGTTGCAAATAATCTAGACAACGATCCATCTCGTGTGTATCGTAAAGTCTATGATGCTCTGTATGAAGAAGTCCAACCACAAAGTGTTCCTCACCTTGTGTTATCAACAGCAGACTACTCTTACAAATCCGCCTTTGTCGCTGATCAAGAAATCAATATGCTTGCATATATGATGGAGATTTTGACACAGGTAAATTGGAAATGATAGACAACCAATCTAGAAAAACTGCCCAAACAATAACCTTACAAGTTCAACTTGATATAACTGACAGAGGATGGTTAGTTATGCGTGGTGAGGAAGAATCACCCTATGATTTAATTGTTGACTTGGGGCTAGATGAAAGTGGTTGTAGAAATTTTGTTACAATACAAGTGAAAAAAGATTTAAGGACTAGTAGTAGACCAAGCCCAGAAAAGGAGAACGAACCTGTTTCTGTTGGTGGAAAAAATAGAAATAGTTATTGGTATTTTGACAAAGATGTAACTTATCTTGCCACAGTAAAAAATGGTGAAGTTATTTATTATCATAAATCTGATTATCAAAAACTATCTCCAACAGAACTAAAGAGAGCAAACCAATCAATTTTTCCAATAAATGAAAATATGTTTTCCTATAGAAGAGAGGTATCAACTATTGATAGACCATCTCTGGAGGCATTCTTATGAGTTACGAACTAAAACATTATCTAAAATCATTAAACGAAACAAAGGAAAATCTGATGGATTCAGATGATCCTATGTGGGAGAAGAAATATTCATCATTTATTATTAACAAGTGTCTAGCGCCTTTCTCAGACACTATTATGTTGGTTAATGAAATGAATATGCGTCATCACCTTGACAACAAACTACAATATGACTTTTTACTAAATACTATTAGGTCTAAGAAACGATTTGCGCCTTGGGTAAAGGCAGATAAGTTGAAAGATTTAGAGTATGTAAAAGAGTATTATGGTTATAGTAATCAGAAGGCCAAGGCTGCTCTGAAAATACTTGATAATGAACAAATAACTACTATAAAAAATAGTTTGAATAAAGGTGGAAGAAAATGAATGAAATCGCTTGGCAGCCTGAAAGGATGCTGGAAGTAAAACTAAAAGAACCAGATGACTTCCTAAAGGTTCGGGAGACGCTATCTCGTATCGGAGTAGCATCTCGTAAAGAAAAAAAATTATATCAGTCTTGTCATATCCTACATAAACAAGGCAAATATTACATTGTCCATTTCAAGGAACTCTTTGCACTTGATGGCAAAGAAACCAATCTAAACGAAAACGATATTTCAAGACGCAACTCAATTGCTGGATTACTTGGTGATTGGGGGTTGATTGAAATAGTTGGAGAAGCTGAACCCAAAGCACCGCTTTCCCAAATTAAAGTAATCGCTTTTAAAGAGAAGGATGAGTGGGAATTGGAGACAAAATACAATATTGGTAAAAAGAGAGACCAGTAAATGGCAGTTTCGTTTTCTAAATTTGTAACAGAACAACAACAACCTCTTAAAGAGGTAGACATTCAAGTTGCTGTTCTGACAAAAGTTCGTTCTAAAAACAAGGAATTGGTCAGTAATATGATTGATTCTGCTTGTAAAGACATGGGCGTGGAATGTCACGTTATTAATGTCAAGGACGCTTGGGTGTCTAAGAATGATTTGGAAAAAGGAACACTTACTATCTCTAATGCAGATGGTAATGATAATGAAGTAGAATTTGATACTAGTCGAACAGTTTGTTTTGTTCGTGCAGGCGTTTTGGAAGATGAGATTGGACTTGCAATCTTAGGTATCTTTGAGAATGCTGGTGCATTTATGATTAACAATCGTGACGGTATGATGACTTGTGATAACAAAATGTCATCCTATATCTCTTTTGAAAGAGACAATATTCCTGTTCCCAAAACATCTCTTGTATCTAACGAAAAATCTATTGAACACGCCCACGAAAAGATTGGTGGAAAGTTTCCAGTTATTATCAAAACAATTACAGGAACACAAGGTATTGGTGTTTCTATTGTTAATGATTTTCAAAGTATGGTTTCTGTTATTCAATCTCTTTGGAAGTTTAAGGCAGAACTACTCATACAAGAATATTTAAAGTTTGATTACGATATACGAACAATCGTAATGAATGGTAAAATTCTAGCATCTACAAAACGTATTAGACCAGAAAATGATTTTCGTTCTAATAGACACAGAGGTGCAACAACAGAACCGCATGAACTTACTGAAGAAGAACGCAAGGCAGTTCTCGCTGCAGCTCGTTCAGTGGGTGCATATATTGTTGGTGTTGACCATGCTTTGGTTAATAATAACATTTATATTCTAGAATGTAATGGTAGTGCAGGCATTGGTTCTAACTTTGGAATGTATGATATTACAATGGAAGAATCTGATGAGAATGATTACAAAGGCAAAGCAAAACCAGTAGAGATTGTAAAGAAGATGATTGAGTATATCTCATCTGCACAGAACCGTAGACACTCTTTCCCAACAGAGGCAGGATATGTTGAACGCATTGACATTGACGGTTACGGCCCAATTCGTGCCAAGTTTGATACTGGTAATGGAACTAAGGCATCTCTGTTTGTAGTAGATGAATTAGAAGTTAAAGGTAAGAAAGTTTTTTGGGGTAAAGATGGTAAGAAGTTTGAAAATAAACTTATGGGAATATCTCACCCCGCCCATGTAGGCAAAATTGATGAACGTCCAATAGTTCATTTGGATGTTCGTTTCAATAACAAGTTATACACGGATGTTCCATTTGGACTATCCACAAAAGATTCTATGTCAACTGTTCTTATCAACAGAGAATTGTTGACTAGATTTAAAGTGTCTGTTAATCCTATTAGACGATTTGTTTTGTCAGATTGGATTAAACGGGCTGAAGCAAATGACGATGATGGTTAATGAAAGGAATAAATTATGCTACTTGATGCAGTCAGAAAACACGCTGAAGGACACATTGCAAAACACAAAGCGAATGTTCTTGTCTATCTAAACAATCCAGCAGGGATTGGAGAACACTCAGATATTATTGATGCCGTTGAACATGAACTTATGGAAATGGCAAAGTATAATGACCAACTAGAAATGTTGGATAAGTATTTCGCAAAAGAAGAACAAACACAATACACCCTTTTCTCTTGACATTTCCCCCTAATGGTGGTATATTTACATAATGAAGTTTTACACACATATCGCCCAATGGGGCAATCAATTACTTGTTCGTGCTGTAGAGAATGGGGTTCGTAGTAACTACAAAGTTAAATACGAACCCACTCTCTATGTGCCTGTTCAAAAAGAAACAGGTTGGAAAACATTGGAAGGCAATAATGTTGCACCAATGAAATTCCTCACAATCAAAGAAGCAAAAGAATTCGCAGAACAATACGAAAGTCAACCTCACCTCGTGCATGGTTTGACAGGTTTCCCCTACACTTACATTTCAGAAACTTACCCTAATCAGATTCAGTTTGATAGTTCGCAAATGCGTATTGTCACTATTGATATTGAGGTGGAGTGTGAGAATGGTTTTCCAAATGCCGATAAGGCACTTGAACCAATGCTTGCAATCACAATCAAGAACCATGACACTGGACGTATCAAGGTTTGGGGATTACATGATTACAAAAACACAAGAGAAGATGTTCAATACATTCAGTGTCAGACTGAACGTGAACTTCTGGCACAGTTTCTTGCTTGGTGGGAAAGTGACCATCCAGACATAATCACTGGTTGGAACACAGAGTTCTTTGATATTCCCTATATCTGTAACCGTATCAAATCGGTAATGGGTGAGGATGCAATGAAACGTCTATCGCCTTGGGGTGTTGTCAACTCTCGCATGGTGAATTCTGGTTATGGTAAGAAAGATCAAGTGTATGATATTCTTGGTGTTGAAGAAGTTGACTATCTACAACTCTACAAGAAGTTTACATATACTGGACAAGAATCCTATCGCCTCGATCACATTGCATTTGTTGAACTTGGCGAACGTAAGGATGAAAACCCATATGAGACATTTCGTGATTGGTATACAAAAGACTATCAGTCGTTCCTAGACTATAATATTCAAGACGTTGAACTTGTCGATAGACTTGATGACAAGATGAAACTTATCGACCTCATTCTGACTATGACGTATGAGGCAAAGGTAAATATCTCTGATTCATTTACATCAGTTAAGTATTGGGATGTTCTGATTTACAATCATCTGCTTAAACGTAAGATTGTTATCCCACAAAAGATGGGGCATAAAACTAAGGGTGAAAAGTATGTGGGCGCATATGTGAAAGAACCACAAGTGGGGCAACACAAATGGGTTATGTCTTTTGACTTGAACTCTCTGTATCCACACTTGATTATGCAATACAACATCTCACCAGAAACTTTGATGAGACAAGTTGCAGATGGTATTGATGTTGATTATATGCTCGCCACAAAGAAACTGCCACACATTGATAACGTAACTATGACACCTAACGGTGCAATGTTCTCAAAACAACACCAAGGGTTTCTGCCTGAGATGATGCAGAGTATGTATAATGATAGAACCATCTACAAGAAAAAGATGCTTGAGGCAAAACAGAAATATGAGGATACGAAGGATGCTAAATACTTAAAAGATGTTTCTCGTTTCCACAATATTCAGATGGCGAGAAAGATTTCACTGAACTCTGCTTATGGTGCGATTGGTAATGAGTGGTTTCGGTATTATGATTTGAGAATTGCAGAAGGTATTACAACGTCTGGGCAACTATCCATTCGCTGGATTGAAAAGTCTCTGAACTTGTATCTAAACAAACTTCTGAAAACTACAGGAGAAGATTATGTTATTGCAAGTGATACGG